CGCTCTACGGAGGCTACTGTGCGCACTCTGGTCACCGCCTGCTGCTTTTCAATGAGCAACCTATAAGGCTCCGTCCATGCATTCTCGCCCGTTTCCGGATCAGGTGCGGGCTCGCCCAAATCCTGTACCTGCAAAATGGCATCCAGAGCATCGCCCGGATCTTCGTACCCAAGAAGTTCAGACCAAGACGCCACGGCATCCAAGGGAATGATCCGCTGATGTAGGCCTCGTGTCGTTTCTTCTTCAAGAATAAGACACTCAGAGCCATAAAGAATTTCAATTCTGCCTTCCATCATCCCTCCCAGTAAGCCAGATAGCCCACGGACGTGTTGTTATTGGCCGGACCCGCAAAATTAGCGACGAACCCCGAAGGAGACAAATTCCTAGTAGACAACTGGATGCCGCTATTTCCGTCTGCCGTAATCATTGCTCGGCGGTAACCATTCTTTGCGGGTGCTCCATAAGTGAAGGTAAAAAACCCATCAGGTGCTTGTGTCTGCGGCGAAGAGCCGCGCACGAACAAAGATGTCGCCACCTGACCTGCGGTCATTGCTCCCCTAAGGAAGAGGTTCTGTCCGACCTTAGAGATACCAATGTCAGAATTGGTACCCCAATTCTGAGTAAGCGTAAAATCCCCGCCATGATGCAGTACGAGGTCTGCTCGACCAGATGAGTTAAGTACCTGTTCTCTGCCATTGATAACAAAAGACCCTGTAGGGAATCCCCACGAGTTGACGCCCAATGACTGCGCAGTAGGCTGTACCGCATCAGTAGACCCCGTATCAAACCGAACCCCTGGACGGCCTCTAAAGATACCATCCGAGATCACAACCTGGTTATCTCCGACTCCTGTTTGGATAGTACCAATCATCACAATGGAGCCGGTGGTGGAGATGGACATCGCTGTGCGGCCCAGGGAATCGTAGGCCGTAAAACCAGTAGAGTTGTTGATCTTGATACCACGGGCACTGGTAGCAGAGGTCTGTATCGTAGCACCTGTCAGAGTGTGCTTAGCAGTAATTGCGTCCGCATCTATCTTCGATGCGGTAACCGCATCTGCTGCCAACTTGACGGTAGTTACCGCACCCGCATCGATGCTGTCAGCCGTTACAGCATTAGCGGCAATCTTTAGTGCCGTAACGGCATTTGACGCAATCTTATCTGCCGTAACAGCGCCACCTGCGATAAGTACTCCGGGCACAACATTACGGACAGAAGGTTGCTCGAACTGTACCCAGGTTCCAGCGACAGAAGTGTCTCCATTAGTCCCCGGCACTGCCCGCTGTACCAGGAGGGTAAACCCCACCGCCGTAGACGGAGCAACCCATTCGTGGCTCACCCATGAAGAAATAGAGTTAGGGGCTCGATAAGGCATGCCCAGATTAGCATGGGTGATGGCACCAGAAGCATGACGAACGTAACCACTGAACCACCACCTTACAGTACTATGGCCCCGTACCCAAACTCCTACAGAAAGAACCTGGCCCGGCGTAACGGGAATCTCTCCGTCAAGTTCTCCAGTGGCTCCAAAGTATCCGTTTACGGTCTTACCCTCATCTGAGTAAGACAGTCTAAGAGAATTAGCCGAAGAAGATTGATCCACAAAATCAATAAAATTGACAGGATCATCTGGAAACCGTTGCAGTCTAGTTGCCCGCAACTCTGCGTCGGCAAATGTGGGATCTACGATATAGTTCTCAGCCACGCCGATTGCAAGAGAATTGGTAGAAATAGTGTGAGCCTTGATACGCACACCATCCAGGTCACCAAAGGTGCCTGAACCAATATCCAACTGAGGAATGAACGTTCGAGACAGAGGCATGGTCACCCAAAAGCCCTCATCTCCTTGAAGACGCCAAATACCAATCAACTCGTTGTTGGCGTACCGATACCAAAGAGCACCATCAACCTTACCTTCAGCATCTGCCACAACAGGCGCGTTGGGAGAGGTGGTGATGCGACCCGCGCCTGCAGTTTGGTTAACCGTAGCAATATCTTCTTGAATCTGATCGAACTGCTCGCTGATGGTAGTGTCTACCAAATCAGCATCGACCAAAGACTTTGTCGCAATAGATGCCACAGGCGACCACTGAGAATAATTTCCAGAATGATCCTTGGCGCGAAATCTAAAATACCGCAGCGCATCATACGGCTGATCGGTGACTACTGTAAACCCTCGACCAAAGAGTGTATCAATGACCTCGGTGGGCATATTTGTAGTACCCATGGCTACTTCGACATTAGCAAAATCAGATGGCATAGTACCAGACGAGGCGGTCTTACCATCCCAATCAACGCGAATGGTACCCAACCGTGTGGTCAGAATAGGCACAGAGGGCACAGCAGGTGGAACAGTGTCCTTCTCCACAGTAAGCGTAACCACATCTGACCACAACCCGGGTCGTGTAGAGTGCTCACCGCGTGCGCGCACCATGACCTGCACTGAAATTCCTGTTTCCACAGGAGCGTGCACTGCCTGAGTACCATTGGTACTAAGGACAATAATCCATGGAGCACCGCCCTCATTGCGTCTAACAGCAACGTCATACCCAAAAATAGACATGGCCGTATTGTTCGTAGCAAGAATTACCGCATTCCAAGAAACAGTGAGACGGCCGTTAGGAAAGCCCGTATCACTGATATACGCGGAAGATGACACAGACAACCCTGTAGGCGCGGCAGGAATTCTCATTACGTCGCCAGTATCAACCGGAGAACCTGTGCTGGGAGGGCGGGAAGTGATAGGACTGGAGTTCATCACAGACCCAGACAACGAACCCTTGTTCAGGCCGCGCAGCCAACGGTTGAAACGGTCTTCCATGTCCTCAGCGATGGTGCCGAACTCGATAGCATAAGAAGCAGAGCCCGTGGGGCTAGACTCCGAGATGGACAAGGAGAGCACACGAACTCGCTCCAGCACACCACTCTTGTTGGGCGCTAGTACCCAGTCCCCGACCTCAAAATCTTCGTACGGCACAGCGCCCGCCACGGGTACCAGAGAGTATGTACTCGCCGTCCACGGCAGCGCTTTCTGCTCAAATACAACCTTTGATACCTGACGAGACAGTTCAGGATTAAGGTTGGTGGAAAGAAGACCCTCTACGCGACCGTACTTGGAGACGGAGGCTGTGGCAGAATCCTGCTGAACAAACCACCCTGAGTCCGTCTTGACCGAAAGAGTGTTCTTCAGTTCAGACTTCCCGCGCTGCTCGGCACGAGACAGGTTCTTACCGATACGCAAAGCCACAGGCTCGGCCGTGTTTGACTGCACTGACTTATCCGCACCACGAGTACCCGCCATGTGCAACTCATAAGTGTCCGGGTCAATCCAAAGATCTACGCCCACTTCCTCCATTTGAGCAATGACATCAATCAACTCCGTACCCGTGTCAAACACCCAATCGAGAGAAGTTCCCCAGGCGTTGCCGTAAGAATCTTCTTTCTCAGTGAACGTAGGCGTAAGCCAACCCGGGAACAACACGCCTCGATCTTGGGCCTCGTCCAGGAGCGTCAGAATGATCTCTCCAACGGTCCAGCCAGGCGCTTGGGTAGGATAGGCGTTAACCTTCCAGTTAGTCGCGTCCTCGGCTCCCGTGGCAGTTAGAAGAATGTTGTCTCTAAACAGCGCCGCAATCAAACCTGCGGGGTGCCCGTCATCCGCCTTCGCGGCCACTGCCAGTACGTGTGCTCCCGGCTTAAGAGTAAAGTCAGAGCGCATGGTGGAGAACCAGTCATCTGCTTCGGTCTGCATAATCTGCTCACCGTCAAGATACACGGTCATACTGCTGCGGGCAGCAGCAAACAGGGAATGCTTGCTGGATTGTCCGGCCTGCGTTGAAAACTCATACCGGAAATAGTTCATGCCCGCCGCAGCATTGCCCGTACCCGCTTGGCCCCAGATCCACTTAGCGCTGGGGATATCGGGCCACTGAGCAGGAGCGGTACCGAAGGGACCATCATTGGGGTCCATGTTGTACTGCTGAATAGCGCTCGGAGTAACCCAACGCGCTACGTCATACCACGTTCCTCTTGGCGTGGTATATGAAAACCTACGAGAATCCGGCGAATCAACTTCTAGGCCACCCAGAGGATAAACCTGGGCCATGCGGAACCAGGCTCGCAAACCCTCTCCAGAGAGCAGGTAAGCCTCATCTGCATGCTCTCCCGCACTTACCGTCACAGACTCCTGATTTTGGATCAAGAAGGCTCCTGTGACCTTACCATCATGCTTAACCTTAACTACATTCTGGTACTCCAGAAGAGCAGGGTTCTCTACGATACTAGGATCATTGGCTAGAACTGCTACTGAGCCACCGCCCACATTCTTAATCTCTTCTAGACTTGTAAACTGCGTACGCCTAGGCAGGAAATCAAGCAATGTCTTGGGGTCAGCGAAGGAGTAAACCTCGGCCTGAAATCCAGTACCGGGAGTAGGAGCAGTCACTGCGAGCCTCCAAGGGCTTTATTCTTGACCTTTACAGCCATGCTGGTCTATATGACAGATTAGCAGATCCAGTACCACTAGTCACGGAAAGATGAAGATTCGCAGAACCTGGATCAAGATAAAACCAGAACTTGCTTCCAGAATTCTTGGCATACCCAGATACAGGAGATACCACTCCACTTTGTGTCTTCTGGATCTTGAAATTCTTAACATCTGCTTCAGCCACTGCTCCCGAAACCAAGGCAGCGCCGTACTCGAAATACGGCGTACCTGAATAATTGGTAGCAGTCATACGTGGATTAGTTAGCGGCCCACCAAAAGAGATAGAGATATTATGAGTTCTATCGTCTCCCAGTACGCTGAGACTCTGAGTCGGAGATGCTACAGTAAAAGACTTAGAAATAGGCGCACTGTAAAAGTAGGGATCACAGAGTCTCAAATCTACAGTAAAAGACGCGCGGGCAGGACCGGCCATTTGTGGGGCCAAACCATCCACAAAGTAAGCCTTGGTCTCCGCATAGATCAAAGACCACCCGCCTTCGGTCCTAATGGCCTGGCTCTGCGCACCTGCCGAAACCAAGTCGGCAGAAGGCACCCAGAACCGCTTACCCAACGTAAACTCTTGACGATATCGCCACAACAACTTGCGCAACTTCTGCCAATTACGGTCAAACGTGCGACGAGCATTCTCATTTTGCGGAATCAGGCCATTCTCGTCAGCGCCAATAACCCACATGCCCAAAGAAATGGTTCTAACGTCGGGAACCTTAGGCTGAAACGTAGCACCCGGCTGATAAGGAATAACAACATCGTCACCACGCACCTTGGGCGGAGCCATGCGATCCCCGCCCAGGGAAGTGATATTCCACGCCATAGTCTGGAGAGAAACACCGTCAACGGACCAGAACGTCTCTGTCGAATCAGCCATTTGTCTTACCTGCTCCCATGTGCGCCACCTTGCGAATCGTACGCGGCAGCGAATCACTTGCGGTCTCGCGTTCCGGATTCTGCACAATCAACTGCTGCACGGTAACACTCTGATCAATTACCGTAGGCGCAACACCAGAATTGTTTGCAAACGAAGAATTCTTAGGGCGGTTGACATTGCGACCAGCCAAGAACTGAGGGACCAATTGCTTAGAAACAACAGCCTCTCCTACCTGCAACCGAGTCGTGCGCTCATCTGGCTTGTCACCCGGCGAACGATGCCACGAGGGGGAGACAATGCCACCCTGGTGGGCTACGTGTACGTGGTCGTAATGGCCGCGCACCTTGTAGAGAAGTTCCCGCCATCCTCCAATGGCACGAAGTCGGGCATAAACAGCGTCCATCACAGGAACCGAGCCTGCGATGTCCACCGCTGGGTTCTTCTTGTCTGTGTGGTAAGAGCCCGGCACGCCGCCCACCGCGCGGTTCTGCGCAGGAGTTCTGTACGTCGAAGTAACCGTTGCGCCACGGGGCAGAACGTTCTTGACTTTCTCTAGAGTGCTACCGCCCTTCGCTCCTGGTGCGTTCGCGCCAGGTCCGTCACCCCGGAACATTCCGCTGAAGAAGTCGGTGAGGGCATCTGAAAAGTCAATCTTCTTCATCTTAGCAACAAATTCAGAAATACCAGTAGTGGCACTTTCCCACTTGTCCGTTACATTATTCTGCCACCAAGTTCCGATCCCGTCTGCAATGCTGACCCAGCGAGCCACAACACTTTCATTCCACCACGTGGAAATGTTATTGCCTGCGATTTGGAAAGTTGTGATAACACTTTCATTCCACCAACGAGATACTCTGTCTCCGGCATCGGTGAAGGTACGAACAACATTGTCATTCCACCACGTAGAAACGTTGTTGGCGGCAATTTGCCAGTTAGTGACAACGTTCTCATTCCACCAACGCGATACTCTCTCCCCCGCGTCTGTGAAGGTACGCACAACGTTATCATTCCACCAACGAGATACATTGTCCGCAGCAATTTGCCAGTTAGTGACAACGTTCTCATTCCACCAACGCGATACTCTATTCCCGGCGTCCGTAAAAGTCTTGACTACACTTTCATTCCACCACGTAGAAACGTTGTTGGCGGCAATTTGCCAGTTAGTGACAACACTTTCATTCCACCAACGAGATACTCTGTCTCCAGCATCGGTGAAGGTTCTAACAACACTCTCGTTCCACCATCTGGAGATGTTTTCTCCTGCTTGGCTGAGGGGCTGGACGACTAGTTGATCCCATCCTCGCCCCATGGCCGAGCCAAAAGCACTGAAGGGAGTTACAACGTTCTCCCGCCACCAGCGCTCAATATTGTCATTAGCCTGATTGAAGGGCTGAATTACTTCACGACGCCACCAATCACCGATCTCACCTGCCTTTGCCTTGAAGGGCTTAGTGACGTTCTCTGTCCACCAATTCTCAACGTTGTCATTAGCCTCGTTGAAGGGCTTAATTACATCCCTGTCCCAGGACCGGCCCATCTCCTCGGCGGTAGTGCGCCACTGCGAAGTATCTACTCCAGCAGCCGCAGCACCAGTGCCGACTACACCGCCCACGACAGCCCCTGCAGCCGTCCCCACCCCGGGGACGACAGAACCTACCAGCGCTCCAACACCTGCTCCAGTCGCGGCACCACCCAGCAAAGAGCCCGCAGTGTCTCTCGTGCCACCCTGCTCATCCTTCAGCAACTCCGCAGCAATAGCGGCAGCCAACCCAGCAATACCACCCTTGGCCCCGCCGACAATTCGACTACCTCGGGCAGCACGACGCTCTGCGTCACGAATAGAACGCCGGGTAGCGCCCGCAGCCGCACCAGCAGCCGCTGCACCAGCGCCTACCCCTGCGCCGCCTGCGGCAGCCGCACCAGCACCTACACCCAGGGCACCCCCCGCAGCGCGCGCAATGCCGCCTAGAAGGCCCCTGAGGTTTCGGTGGTTAACCAGGGCCAGCATCAGCCCCAATACCTTCAGAAGGCCAAAGAACTTCAAAGCAGCCAGAACACCGAATGCCGTAGCAATGGCCTGAATCACAGGAGCAGGGGTACTGGCAATCAAGTCAGAAATGGCCTCGAAAAAGACCTCAGCAACCTTCCAGAAGGCTCCAATACCTTCTGCACCCCCGTTATCTAGGAATGTTTGTACAGCCTCCAAAACAGAAGCAAGGGCGTCGAAGAATTGTTGAGCAATACCCGAGTCTGTCAGAGTCTCCAAGATGCCCGAAAAAGCGGGACCAAGATCTTCACGAAGAATCTTAACAAGATCCGTCATCGTATTGATGTTGGTCTCGTCTGCAGACTCTTCCCCAAACCACTGGAAAAAGTCCCCCATCAAGCCGCCGACTTCTGACAGCAAGGGCTTGATATCTTCCAGATACTTCTTAAAAGTAGATCCCTCTTCACGAGAAGACCTGGAAGCCTCCAACCATCCTTCCGTTACATTCTCAAAGGCATCTGTAATCCACTGACCGAAATCACCCGCCGCTGCGCCAAAATTAAAGAGCGTAGCGCCAATGTTCTTAACAATGCGCCACCACTGACCCATTCGCTCATTGACTGTTTCGAGCCAATTAGCCAGCCTGCCAGTATCCCGCGATGTAGATACCAACTCCGCCATATTGGCAGCGCCGTCTCTCATACCATCTGCAAGACCTTGCGCAAAGGGACCTACAGCAATGGTGAGATCCCGAATGATGTCTAGCACATACAAAAAGGCCGCGCCCAAGGACGCGATGATCTCTGCGTTCTGCGGGCCAAGAGCCTCAATATCTTTCAGCCACTCGTCGCTGGTGACCAGGCGGAGCCCTGCATCCGCAACCTTACCCATAGCAGTGGCCGTAGCGGTAAGCATGGACTCCAGCGACGGAAACAGACGCCGCAACAACTGAATGTCGTCAACTACCTCGCGGAAAAATGCTTCCTGAACGTTACGGCGTACCGTCTTCCAGGCATCCGACATCCCCAAGAGCGCGAGCACTGTTGCCCGTGCTGAAGGCGACAACTCGTTGAGAGCATCTTGATACTCATTAACTGCTCTGGCTGCGGCAAGAGTGCCCGTCTCGGTTTCTCTGCCTACATTCTGAATGTCGATGTACGCATCACGCTGAGCATTAATAGCGTCAGTAACCCGGCGCTTGGCCAAGATTACATCGCGGTCGCCATCAACGCCGGTAGCCTGTGCCTTGGCCAGTTCCTTAGCGTTGGTGCGGTTTTCTTCCCGCACGTCCACGATGGCGGCCTTAGCCTCTTCAAGGCTGGCCGCTGCCTCCATCTTCTGACCCTTAGTCGAGCCAGGGTCAGCAAGAATGTTGGCGTAGTTCTCACGAGCCAACTGAGCATCTGCCGCCGCGCGGGCCTCAGAAAGCGCTGCACGCTCTACTGCCCTACGCATCTCTTCGATGCGCTTGGTGTAGCCCTCACGAGCCTCAGAAAGGTCTTCCTGAGCGTACTGCACATCCTGAATGGTGCGACGATAACGTTCCCATGCTCGTTCCAACTGCTCAGCACGAGTAAGTTCTACTCTGTTATCATCCCCGGCGCTCACGCCTGCATTCTGTTGAGCGTCCTTCATGGCAGTGTTGGCCTTGAAGACCTTGCCAATTCCACCGAAGGCCATCTTCAACGCGCCTACTACAGAAAGCAACGTCATCAGAGCAGGCACAACAGAAAGCGCAGCACCTGCAATGGAGGCGATACTAGAACCCATGCCAAACGCGGCAGCGCCAACCGCGCCCAACCCCGCCACCAGAGGATTAATCAGTGCCAGGACGGCAGCAATGATGGGAATCAGAGCAATGAAGGGAGGACGAAGACGCGGACGCCAGTTACCGAGCCTATTCAGAGAACGGTTTAGAGAAGTAGCCTGACGCTGAACCTGATCAAAAGTACGTCCAAGCGCATTAGACTCATTGCGATTTCTGCGCTGGCTAGAAGAGGTTCGATCAAGAGTACTGTTAAAGGCGTCACAGCGCGTACGAGCCTGAGACAAAAGTCGATTCAAAAAAGAAATAGAATCGCCCTGAGCACGAGACGCTCTTACAGAGCGTCTCGTAGCATCAGCAGCATGCTCACTGGCACGAGCGTGGTCTTCGGTGGCATCTGCTGCTTCCTCAGCGGCTTCCGCTACATCTTGAACCGCATCTGCTTCTTCGTGTGCTGCGGCTACTCGTCTGCGAGAAGCCCGCGTAGCAGTATCTGAACCACGAGCAGAGGAAGCATTAAGCGCGGCTTCCTCTGCCTTTAGTTCACGAAGTTCCTTGCGCGCCTCACGAGTCTTACGTGCAAGTTCAGAAAAGTCGGCAATGGCCTTATAGAGTACCCGAGTTTCCTCTGCCTCAGCCATTGCCAACCCTTCCTACTGTCCTGGTCTCTTACCGCCAGAAGCACCCAGTGCTCCCATGAACCTCTCAAACGACCCAGGTGCGTTTTCTTTTGGCTGAGCCGGTGTATCTGCACCCAAGAAGGCACTTTCCACCGGGTCCAAAGTCAACTTTCCTGCGGCCTCCAATGCTGTATTCGGACCCTTGGAGGTGTCAATCTGATAACCACCCGCAATAAAGCCTGCAATATGTCTAGTCATCCACGAAAATCTAACGTCTTCCTCGCGCTTCTGGTGGTACTTGCGAATCTGAATCGCTGCCAGGATCTGCCTAAATCTTCCAAAAGGCAGATCTCCGATCTTGTCGTCATCCCAGCCGTATTCCGCCGAAATTAGGTCGTACGCGGCTGCGAAACCTCCTACGATTCCGTGGGGGTCGAACGCGCGGAGGTTCTCTTCGAGGACGCCTTGCGCTGCGATGCGGCCTGGCTCTTCTGCTGCGTCTTCAGAAGTACCGCCAGGCGCTTTCCCAGGCTCGTGAGGTGATCTCTCTCGTTATTCGCTACGCGCTCAATTACCGAGACCAGATCCTCTAGTTCCGGGTTCATAAACTCAGCATCGACCTCAGCGTACTTGCTGGCATTGATCTCGTTCTCGGGCTTACTCAGGCCCCGGCCCTGAATCAACCCTGCAGGAGAAACCATAGATCGAACAAAGTCGATAGTTTCGTCTTCAGCCTCAGGAATAGAGAAAACCACAGTCATGACCAACTGCGCCACAAAGTCATCCCGAGACGTACTGTCATCAAAGTTGAGATCTGTCAGAGCAGCGCCCGCGCCGCGCGTCAGAATCTTCATGAGGCGCATCAACTGGCGGGTCTTCAAGCGCTCGACCAGAACCTCGGTCCCTGTAGATAGGACCAGAGGCTCCGGGTCGGACGTAATCAGTTCGGTGTCGGTCGTCATAGCGACTCTCCTTGTTTAGTTACTGCGAGGACTTACTGGAATCAGGCAGGCTTTGAAAGCAGACGCCCAATAGCCTTGGTGTTATTGCCGGTAACCGAGTCCTTGACCGGCTGACCCTTCTCATCAGTCTCCGAGAACAAAGCGGTGCCACTGTAGTTAAGCAGCAGACCTTCCTTGTACGAAGGACCATCGAATGAGAACGGCTGGAACTGCACCTTAAAGAGGATGAAGTCCAAGGTGCGGATAAGGCCATCCTTGTCCTTGGAGGGAACACGAATCAACATCGGCCGGGGCTGCGTGTTCATCTGCCGCTCTTCCCACAGGGGAAGGGAGAAGGTCTGCGCAGCGCCGGTGCCCGAAGAGTCAATTCTAGAACCCGAAAGAAGCGCAATGGTAGAGAAGGGAACATAACCAGACTGAACAGTTACATTAACTCTGTTGGCCCAGAACCAGGACGACAGAATAGCATCGTCACCAGTATTGTCATAGGAGTCCTGGTCTAGTTCTAGCGATCCAGAACGGATGCCGTAAATGTCACCGAATGCTTCCTCTGCTCCGGTGGTCCCGTTTAGGATGGCGGCGTGCGAGAGGCTGAATCCCTCCACGGTTGAATTTGCCACTTTGGGCCTGCCTTTCTTTCTTCGGACGCCAGACGAGGGTGGCATCAACGGTCTTTCGTACTATCGACCAAAAGGACTGCTAAGCCTCTTCATCGCCAAAGTACACCACGCGGCTTTCAACTAGCGTTCCAACTAGATCAAATCTGTGCAGAACTCTCAAAACATCTGACATCTCGCCCGCCTGCCTCAGTGTTCTTTTGCAATCATTACAGGCAAATTCAATGAGGTTGTCCTGCACATATGGCTGGCCACCTGTTGAAATGACCTTGGACAGAAGCCGTCGTGGCCCCACGGGACAGCGGATTTCTATGGTCTTCATTGCTGTGCTCCTCTGAGAGCCATATCGGCCTTGATCTTCAGTTCAGTGCCACCTGGAACGTCCTGCAACTTCTCAAACAACCTAGAGACCACAGTGTCCCAAGAAGAAATAGCCGGGATAATCTGGGACGCCACCTCACCCTTGCGCTGAACCTCGCCACGATTGTGGAACGCATGGAGCATGAGATTCTTCAAATGATCCACATCGGCACTAGCATTGTAAGTCTCTGGAAACCCTGCCACTGGAGTCAATGTATAATCCAGAGGGTAAGCATAGTCTGGATGAAGCCATTCCTGGTGGCCCCCCCAATTCGTTGCGATGACCGTCCCTCCCGTACTCATCATTTCAAGGGCAGGCATGTTCTTGCCTTCCCCGCGCGATGGGGCTAGAAGAACATGGCTGGATCGGTAGAACTCCCGGACGGTCTCTACGGGCCACGCATCATAAAAAATACGCAACCCAGGATACAAATCCTCCATCTTGGAGTGCAGACCCGGTACTGAAGTCTTCATCATCAGACGTGCGTGCTTGTCGAACTCAGCGTCCTCGTTCTTGGCTGCACCGAAGGCTTGCACGGAAGCGAATGGATTCTTGCGGTCAGAGAGTACGCCAATCTGGCAAAAGTAAAATTCATCTGAATGCCAGTCACGTTCCATGAACTTCCAATCAGAGGGCTCATAGCCACCCTGCTGAGTAAGTACTGGCCCCTTGAAGAACTCACGAAATCCTTCAGATGACACCCGGTCATATCCCACCATGGCATCCAGATACTTCAAACGCTTGCGAAGCGTAGAGCGCCCCGGAGCATTACGAAGATTTGAATACTCCCACATAGACCACCCGATGAGCATGTCACAGGAATCCTTAAACTCCTGGGTCACCTTCATACTAATGGGGTCCACATGAACAATTCCAAGATCGAAAGGCCCCTTGGTCTCCTTGGTGAGCAACATTGCCACATCAGGCGGCAACGGGGCTTGCACCGCCGTAGGCAGTAGGTAAACATCTACACCTCTACGCATCAGGGCACGTGTAAGACCCAACCCATCTTGGCCGTAACCCGAAAATGTACTAAGAGGAATCTGGACCAGAACACGCATACGGACCTCCAGGGTCTCTAGCGATTGATTTAGAAATTAGATAGTTTGGACACCAATGACGTATCGACCCATGCGAGCACCGTTACCATCACGAACATCGGATAGATCAGGCTCTCCCAACTGCTGAGAGCCCAACACCACAACGCCTGTACGGGCTTCGATCTCCTCAGCAGTACCCCACACCCGGGGATGGCCCGGAAGCCCCAGGAGAGGGCTCACAGAGCCATCAGAGGGCACGTCTCGATTGACGGTGTGCAAGTGCGTAGACAGGGCTTCCCATACCGTCTCAATGAGCATGTCTGCGTCTTCACGCTCTGGCGTGCCGTCAGGCAATCTTGTCGGAGATGCCCAGATGTCCACGTACAGCCGGTGGAAGTGTGCACTATTGTGCTCGTTAGGAGCCATCCACGTCCCTGCGTACGAGATGACTACGAGTGCCTTGCGGGAATATTGCTCGATGGTGGCATATGGCCGAGAATCAAAAATCCAGCCATCGGGCCACGTGGCTCCTCGACCAATGCGGCCCATCTCTCTCAGAGCCTGCACCTCAGGCACCTGAACGAGAAGATTACGTGCGGCCAGCGTCAATCTCGTCATCTACCTAGCCCCTCCTTGATGCTTGCCACGTACATGGGATCAAGTGCGGGTAGAGGAGACATAAAGTCGTGTGCGCCGTCACGCGCCTTCTCATAAATGGCGTAATCTACTGGGTTGTTCACTCCAGCAGAAGGACCACCAAACCTAATGGTGCCCTCCCAGCGGTTGCGAGAAAAATCTACGGTGGAGTCCCGCTTGGCCGAAGACTTCAAAGAGCCCGTGTCTACGTGAACGGCAGCAAGAGTTGCAGCAAAGCCCGTGGATAGAACTGATTCCAGCAAAGCAATAACCTTGGAAGACGGCTGAACTTCCAGCCTGTCCAACTCAGCCTCTATCTCACTGTAATCACTGATAATTTTGATCACAGCAATCCGTCCAAGTCTTCGTCGCCGGGCCAGACATCTTCCAGAGCCTGATTGGTTTCTAGAATCTGGATCTCCAAGTGATGGGCCGACGCATACCCCACCACCCTGTCCGGAATGACACGAATCTCGAACGTGCCCGGGACAGCAACCTCTCCGTCATCTCCCGGAATGGATACGATCCTGTCTCCTGCCTTCACAGGAACATCCTCATCACAGATGAGAAGCCCGATGCGATCAGGGGCCTTACCCGCTACTGGAGCAGGAGCAATGTCCTTTCCCGGACGCAAGAAGTTCAGGTCCAGCCGACAAGGCACGTATTCGCCCCCAGGGACGACGTTCCAGGACATGGTGGCCACACCGTTAGCCTGAGTCATGTTCATGCGCTCTAGGCGCACCACCGAGGCGTACAAGTGCTGCATCAGTACACCCCGTTGGGTAGAGGATCGTGCACGTGCGCCTCATGGTACGAAAGATCCTGCGGAGACAACATTCTCAGCCCACTTTCACCAGAGCGGACCATAGGAGCGTCGTGTTCGAAGATCTCAACGCCGCCGTGCGTGGGAACTCCATCTGAAATGTCACACTGACTAAGCCTATCCACAGCCAGATCGAACCACATGATTCCGGTCTTGTCTCCCTTGGCCGCAGCGGACGCGGACTTGGAGTAAGAGTAAGAACCAAGAGACTCGGACGAGAATGGGCTGGCCTCTGCCTTGGCAAAGGGCAACCTCAGATAGATGTGGTCCGCGTATGCGGCAATGGCCATGGTAGCCAATTCTGCATCCTGCTCGTTATCAGGAAAGTCAGAACGGCACGTAGCAATCTTGAAGAGCAGCGTGGCCTGAGTAATAGCAGTGCGCAAAGCGCCTGCATTACCGTACGCAGCAGTAGGACGCCCCGAAAACCTACTCAGGTCACCCTTATTCAATGCGGGATACTCAGCCACGCTGCTCTCCTAAAACGCTCAGCGAATAACCGGAGCCGCGCGACCCCGACGACGTTCTGCCTCAGCGGCCTTCTGTGCCGCCTCGATCTCATCAGCATCTGTCAGACCAGCAGTGGACCCCCACTGCTCAAAAGGCCAGGGGCCGGGAGCCACGTACTGCGCTCCCCAGCGCTGATATTGGCCCCGAACATCATTGACTAGATCTAGAAACGTGCTTCCATTACGGTCCTTGGTGTCCTCGTAAGCCTTGGAGCCGACCACGAACTCCACTTCTTGGCCTCGATAAAACACGGTCCCATTGACAGTAAAGCCATCCTTCAGGACATGGAAGAGGATGGTATCTCTGCCCTCTGCATCTACCTGTTGGAAAGAAGCCGCCTTGCGCTGCTCGATCTCCGCGTTTCTGCGAGCGATAAGGTCTTCTAGTTCCCTGATTCTCTGCTGCTCGGGACTCAACTTCTCCGTAGGAATGAAATCTTCCTCAGGCTCAGGAAGAGGTTGAGCCAGTTCTGCTTCCAACTCTCGGATCTTACGCTGCTCTTCACTTTCCTCTACGGGCGTGTCTGGAGTGGTTTCCAGCAGAGCATCAAAATCCGCGACCTCACCCCCGGCTGCGGGGGCAGGAGAGGGAGTGGACTTAGTGCGGGGGCTATTGGCCATGAGTCATACTCTCCTTCGGCTTTACGCCGTTGACCGTGTTTAGGACATATCTATGATAGCGCAAAACTCTTAGTATTACACGCTCCACAGGTACTTACCAAGAAGGCCCCCCACCGAAGTGAGGGGCCTTCTCAGAAAAGGTCCGAAGATCAGCCTGCCGTGGTAACGCTGTCCACGTAGACGAACTGCTCCGGGCGGGTGATGATGGGAAGCAGGTTCCACTCCAGCAAGTACTGCCGGGCGCTCGGGTCCTTGTCCTTCCACGTCTTGGCAAACTTGCCGGTGAAGCCCTCAGGGGCCTCATCGTCAGCGGTCGGGCCAATCATCAACTCGATGGGCCGGTTCTCCGTGAAGTTACCGAGAACGATAGCGTCGTCCTTCAGGAACTGCTGCTCGGTCTCCCGAGTCGAACCTGCCGCCGTGTAGCCTGCCCCGGTGGCGTCATAGACTGACTCCTGCGGACGCCAGTCCAGACCCATGAAGCCGGGCAGCGTACCCGTGGTGTAGTACTGGTCCTTCATCCGGTCAGAGAGAAGAACAGCCGGGGTAGAACCATTCGCAGCGAACGCCTGGAAGATGCGCTCAATGGTGGCCTCAGTGGCGTAGGCCTCGTTGCCCGAAACGCGGCCATCACGGGTGATAAGGCGCTTCCAGGCACGGATGTCAGCAACAATCTGCGCCGGGGTCGCCGTCTCCCAGGAGGTGCCAACAACGGGCTTGTGCGAGTCGAGGAACTTGTAGTCCACGTTCGCAACAACGTCCGGATAGTCGAAGGACAGAACGCCGGTTAGCGACTGCCAGAGCATGTACTCAGCGAAGTTGTCGAAGCGCTGGTTGAGGTCGCGGACCTCGCGCAGAACCGCAGCCTCAGCGTTGGTCTTGTTGAGGTCGGTCAGGTTATTCGCGGCCTGACGGAGCCAATGCAGAGTCGTCGGCTCAAAGACCTTCTTCTCACGAAGGTAGACGAACGCAGCAGACTCAGTGCTACGGCCCAGACGGGGCACGATGTGTGCCTCAGAGTTGGGCACGTTCGGTCGGGCCACGGCACGGGAGCCACGAATGACCTCCCACTGCGCGGTCGGGAACGGCCACGGCGTCTGCGGAACGCGGTTAAGGAGGGTCAGGGTCTCCGGAGCGGTGAACTTCTCGACCACCTGACGGAGGACGAGCGGCTGAAGCAGCGAGATCTCGGTCATCGCAGGGCTTCCTTTCAGGGGTCGGTATGTCTCTTAATCCGAAGCAGCGCGACCGAGAAAGCCGCCGACCTGCGCCCTCCCATCTAAGGGAGTCACTTGGCTGGTCTGTTTAGAGTAATCCTGCGGACCACTCAGGGATTGGCTCAGAATCTTGTCCTGAGCCGCACCCTCAACGTCCCGAAGGGTAGAGCCGATCAGAAGCGGAAGAAGCCCGCCACGGTGTTGACCTGAGCGTTGAGCACAGAGGTCAAGGTCACACCAGAGTTGGCCGAAGAGACCAGAGGCAACTTCAGTGTGCCTCCGAAGAGAATGTTGCCTAGCCAGACCTGAGCATCCGTGTCCGTTCCGGTGTCCACGGTCTTGCGCAGGACACCCTCTACACCAGAAGTGGCTCGGACATAGCGCTTAGTTGCCGGATTCTGCTTAATAAAGGTGCCCAGAGGAAGAACGCCCTGACCCGGCTCCAGAGTTACGCCCTTCTGGACGTACCCAACAGTCGAGTAGAGAAGTTCAAGATCCTCGGTGTTGTTCCCAGACTTAAAGCCGGGAGCCGGAATCGCATTGCCGGGGTACTCAGTAGCCATCGGTTTCTCCCCTTCAAGGAGTTAGTACTTTGGGACGTTGAAAAAAGATCAGGCGTTCTTGGCAAGTTCTGCGAGGCGATTGACCTCAGCGGCAACATCGCCAGCAGGCTTCTCGTCGGCGGGATGGGTACCGATCTCGCCCCCCTCATTTGAGAGACGAACTAGAGGCTGCTCCGGCAGCAACTGGTCGAACAGTTCTGCATTAGAGAGCAGAAGAGTTACCTGTGCGTCTCGATTCTTGGGGAGAATGTGACCCGAACGAACCAGAGAGTCAACATGTGACTCAGCATCAGTCTTGGCCTTCTCAGTACGAACAGCCTCAACCTCAGCGGTCAGAGACACAATCTGCTCGCCAGCCTTGTTGATGGCACCGACCAAGTCCTCTGTAGAGGGCTCGCCGTCGTTGGAAAGGGCAAGAAACCCCTGCTCGGTGAGGGCCTCCTGTACGGAATTGCTGAGCGCAACAGCGTTGTCCACGACGCCCGCGCTGAGCACAAGCGCGTCAACGTCGATGCCGTAATCGGCCTTCAGTTCAGCCTTCAGGTCATCGAGTTCCATCTTGTCCTCCTGCGAGTTCGGGGCGGAAAGCACTACCGCTTCCCTCATACCATCGACCGCATTTGCACCAATAGCGCTTGCGGCAATAACTTCCTTGTAATCTTCAAGACCTACAACATAAGGACGATTCGTAACCGCCACATGCAGCAGCGTAGGACCAACCTTTTGATTTGTACGAGTATCCGTGTAGTTAAGGTGCAACAGCGCAGAAGCCCCTAGCAGCGTCTTACCTAGACGAGAGGCGGCTACCTCGTCTCGTGCATCTATCTGCGCATAGATCTTCTTGTTGCGCTTTACGAGGCCTACGACTTCACCGATATTTCTGGAAGGATCTTCCGAATGCTCATTATTAGCACCGGCCAGCGGCACCTGAACAATATCGCAAACCTGAGCCTTGAAGTTGGCAATAAGCCTGTCCGCCCAAGCGTCATTAATGTCTACCGCGCCGCCGCGTACACCGGGGTAGAACAGCGGGCCGTAATTAAGAATGTGCTTCTCGTAAATCTTGCCTTGGGGGGTACGCGACAACTTCACAAAGCCTTCACTGCCGTGAGGCTGAGGAACAATCGCAAAACCGGCCATACTCATACTATCGACCAATCAGGCTTGTAGTTGACATTAACGATCTCGGGGAGTACGAGAAGCGGCACGAGAAAAAAATGTGTTCCGGACATCATCCAACGCAGCCTCTGGGGTGCCATTATGTTCTAGTACACCCCACCACTCATGAAAATTAGTGGTGGCAGCCAATCGACGTGCAAAGACAGACCAGGGAACGCCCCAGCCCTTGTCCTGAACAGTAAGACGACCACTGCCCCTCTGATCGTCAAACCCGGCCGCATATGCGGATTCACCCGCATCATTCCAGGAGCCAATGGGTTCGCCATCAAGGTTCTTGTGAATCAAGTAAGTAGCCATCAGATACTGTCCTTTACTCGTGCCGTCATACGGTCTCCTCTGTCCTTCGACAGAGGCGAGAGAAAAACCTTCTTGCCTTCCAGGGTCTTGACCCGCCAGCCGTTATCCGTTTCGATGGGCTGAGTGACGTCAAAAACAAAATCCTTGTTGGGAGAAGTCCATCCCTGTAGATAAGTCTTTCCTTCTACGTCCTTAACACTTAGATCAACCAAATCAAACACCGGCCGGTCTGCCGAAAAAAAGGCTGCTGCTCCGCTGGGAAAGGTTTCTCTTACAAACTTCTTAGTCACACGTTCCACGATGCACGCACCTTAGCCACTGCTTCCTTAATGTTCTCACGCATAACGAATCGATCCTCAATAGGCATACCCCGGAGGGTAGAAAACCCCAGGGCCTTCATACGTTGAATAGCCTCGTTCCGCTTGGTCGCGTTCTCGAAGGAGAACACTTCCAGATAGTCGAAGATACTCATCGTATTCTGGACAAGCGTCTCGTTGCTCGAATCTGTGTTCTTCCTGGCAGATTCCACCGGGTCATACTTATTATTGCTCGACAGGGAAGACCATCGTCCGTAACTGTCGTCGGTGTACGAATACGTCCCGGTCTGGGTCAACACCTCAGGGCTCCAATAAGCCACGTAAGACCCGAACATCGAGCCCGAGTATTCTGCATTGCCGCCCGGAATGGCAAGACGTGTAAATACACCCGTGGCCCCACCAGTATCTTGATCCTCACTAGAAGAAGCACCCGTCTTGTAGTGTCCTAGAAGACGCAGACGCTCTTCAGTAGAAGCCATACCACCAGAGGTGATGTACTTCAACAGAGAATCATCCTTACCGTTGTTGCCGATGGCAACAAGGGTCTTGGTCTTCTTCAGTTCGTCCACATCAACATCAAGACGATTGAAATAGGGCATTCCGGTATTCATCTCCGGGTCAGCCAGATTCAAATGCTGGTACTGGGGAAGGTGCTTGTCTGCTGCAATCCAATCATTTACCTTTTCTGAGCCCCACGTCTCGACAGCCAGGTTGTGCCAAAATTCGTGTTCTTGCTCCGAAGTCATGGACAGGCCAATGCCCTCTACGACAGAGAACTCATTGAGGTCATAGAAAGAAACGCCCGTCTTGGCTGAAATGTCTTGCTTATTCTCATTGATCTTATTACGAGCGGCCTCAATCTTGGCCCCACCGCCCTTGCTGAGAAGAACGCGAGAGAACATAGACCGCCAGTAGACGTTTTCGGCGTCTTCGGGCTGAGCGCCCGACATATCTAGGCCCATCTTGTCGAACTGAGCCTGAACACGTAGCAGAGAAGCCTCCGGGTCATCCTGTGACAGAGTGTAGGTAATGCGACCTTGCTGACTCAACGAGGTAAGTGTGTCATCACCATTGCGGAAGGTAATCACCTCTCCGGTAGGCAGAGTGGCCTCGTACTGCTGCCCATCATGCCCCGAACTGCTGCTAGAACCAGAATTCTTCTTGGTTCCGTCCGTAAGCAACTCGCCGCCGTACTCGTGTGCGTTGACCTGCTTGTAGATTACCGGATCAGACATGGGAGCCTCGGCCGCAGCGGGGTTCTCCCAACCTGGCGCAGTGCCCTTCAGAACGCCCTCAGGGGGCGCAGGAACGACCTCTACGCCAGTCTTGGTGGTGTGGAACCACCCGCTGCCGTACATCTCCGTGTAGGACTCGCCATCTGGCCCTGTGAGAGTTTGCCCGTTCTTCTTGATCGGAGTGGGAGAGAACACAGTGAACTCGTACTTATCTGTGGTCTTTCCTTCATCACGAGCAGTGCGAGCCTTGGAAATGAGATTCTTGTAGTGATCCAGGGCCTGTCGATACTGGAAAAGACCCTTGACAGGAACCTGCTTACCTGAAGGGAAGAAGACATATTCGCTGTACTCATCCGGCTCCAAGTCGGGAGCCCAGAACTCTAGGTCCTTATCAAGCGTATCGTCCAGGGTTGCCAAGTTGTCCCAAACCTCAGCCGTGTACTCCTTGTCCTCTACATGCTTGGACGCATCCTTGCCCGCAGCAGATGTAATTGACTTCCACTCGGTGGTGTGGGGGAACCCGTCGATCTGGGAAGACTGGTACTCGCTATTTGCAGGCGAACCTGCCTTGCCCTTCATGAAGCCCAGAATCTTCTTCTGGGTCAGGTTGCCTACCTTCAACGTGCCCTTCAACAAATCCTTGTCATCCTTCGTCTTCTCATGCCACAACAAGGACGCACCACTCTGGATGCCAGGAGATGCGTGCAGCGCAGACGTACCCCAGACCTTGGAGGCCACAGCAGCCTCAGCCAAGCCCGGCTCTTCCCAACCCGAGAAGTGGTCCTCGCCCAAGGCCTTATCGGGAGCCTCAGGCTTGTCATACGGAGACGCAGCGAAAATGCGATCCCACATCTCTCCGATCTCTTCGACCATATTTTGCTTACGCTCTAGGAATGCCGCAACCAACTGGTCCTGGTTCTGCGGAGCCTGCGCATGGCTGAAGTGTGTCATGTAGCCAGGCGGGGACCACTTCGGACGATTGGCAGTAGCCTCACGAATGCGAGCCTCAGCAGCGGCGTCATCAGAGTTCTGGATGCGCTTGGCGGCCTTCATGGCAGCGAAGTACGCAGCCTGTGCCTGTTCCTGAGTGACCTTTCCTGAACGAATGTCATCGTACAACTTGGTGTATACCAAGTTGGCGTTGGAATGCGCCTGAGTATCCGCACTCAATCCGTTCCAGTTGCCGTAGACGAAGAACGCGCGACCCTTGTCGATGCCGATAACATTTCCATCCGTACCCATGAGCAGGTTGGATGAATGCGTGTCATCATTGTCTAGAATCCAGTCAAGGACGTGCTCGGCGGCAACCTGACCAACCTGCTTCTCCGTCAGAGAAGACATCTGAATCGAGTTACCGTTCTTGCCCTTGAAAGAAGAAACATGGTCAGCGAAAGACATCAATATGCCTTCTTCGCCGTCCAACTCCATGATCTGTGCATTAGGAGTACGGAACCCCCACGCCACGCTCATCTGACTAGCAATAGTCTCAATCTCGGCGCGCCAGCGCTTATCTGGAGAATCTACCGGCTTGAAGACGTACTTGCGGTCGAACTGGTCCTTAGTGATCCAGACATCGTGAGTACCCGCGTCTTCGCCCTCGATCAACTTGATCTTGGTGTAGACCGGCTTGTTCAACTCTTCCTGGTAGGCCTCGTACTTACCGTTCCAATACTTGGAAACTGCGGCACGTACAGGATAAGACGAAAGATTGTCCATATCTGGAAGGCCGTTACCATCGGTGTATAGGTGGTAGCCCTGCTCGTCATGGGCAGCCTTCAATATCTCCAAAAATTCTTCGTTCTTCAGGTTATCCTTAGCCCAAGCACGAACAACGGCGTAACTAACATTCTGCCACTTATCCCCACTGGGATACGGACCTTCATCGAACATGTGGTCATACTCAGTAGCCGGAACAATGTCGTCCGTCCACGCTGGTGCAGGAGATAGAGCGGGCTTGCCCTCATTCTTTGCCTGCGCAGCCGAAGCCGAAATGGCGTCTACTACTCCCTTACCACCGTTCTTATGGTACTGAACCCACTTGCGCTTTTGGGCCAGAGTAAGATACTGAGGATTCTGCATCTTGGCAGCAATGAGATAGTTATCAATCTCAGCGGGCGACCAGTTGTTAACCGAGATCTTCGACCAGTCACCTTCTACCTCAACGCCCGCAGCAACCTCGCCGGACACAACCGCGCCCCACTTAACGTGGTTGGTCTCTTCGTTGCCCTCATAGCCAGGATGCAGATAACCAGCGGGGTGAGACTTGTCCTTCCCGGCAAACGAGTTAACCTCATACTGATACATCACAGCGAAGTTGCCCTGCTCAAAAGCCTGTAGCCAGTAGTACTTCTCATACTTGCCCGTAGGTGGGTACAGGATCTTCCCGCCACCAAATGCTTGCGCAATGGCCTTGGCCTTGGCATTGTTGGCCGTCGTGCTTCCAGAGGAAGAACTCATAGAAGCAAGTTCCAGAGGCATCTGGGCAGAACCGTCCTGGCCCCACTCGAACAGACCAGAAGCGTTTGACTCAGGAATAGTCGTCTCTGCACCCTCCAGCAGAGCATCCATCTGCGCAAGAATCTTCTCACGAATGGGCTCGTGCCAGGAGTTATCCGCACTGTAAGTAAGACCATATGTAGAGCCCAGGGTCTCACCCCAATCGGGCTGCTCTGTCTTGATCTTGTCTACAACCTTGCTCAGGTTGGTGGTGAACCCCAGGGCCTTCAACTTAGCCTGAACAAAATTAGTACCAATAGCCTTGAACTCAGGATCATCCTGAATCGACTTGCGAGCCATGACCAGAGCCTGCGTAGACGTAGGCACGTTGAACATGGTGATGGGACCAGAGTAACCCTTGGGCACTACCGAGTTGCCATCAGCGTCAACAATCTTGCCCTGGTGGTACGCGGTCTTGATCTTGTCTAGAGGCACAGCCTCAACAGAAACACTGTCGTCCGGCTGCACGACCTCGTTAAAGGACCACGTTTCCTTGCCCTTGTAGATCTTGACCTTATCGCCGTCAACGACGTAGACGGTCGTCTTGCTCTTGGTCGAATCACCCAAGTAGTAGGTGCCCGAAGGAAGTTCCACCGGACCCTTCTTGACGGCCTTGGCTACCGGCTTCTTGTCTGCGGGGTCGGAAGGCTCAGGCGCGTCTACCAGACCACCATAGGTGCTCATGCCCGCGTCGTAATTCTTCTTCACCTTATCGGTGTCGATGTACTTGGCTACACCGTTGCCCTGCACGTAGATGGCAGTACCGTCCGCAGCAACTACCATGTAGGCTTTGCCCTTGCCGGTGGAGTACTTACCGGGAGTCAGGCCAGAAGGATTGGTCTGCGGGCCCGTCTCAGCGTCTTCCGGAGAATCAAAGTCTTCCTTCTGTTCGTTCTCCTTGTTTTCGGTGTAGGGAAGCAGCATACCGCTCTCTAGATAGCCCTGGACATGGGCCTCCGACCAAGAATACGACTTAGGCTCACCAGAATCCTTCCAGTACGCCTGCCACTCGCCATCTTCCCTCTTCTGCCAATATGACCCCATGGGGGAAGCGGAGTGCACCTTCGCACCAACAGGAGCGTCAGCAGCATTCTTGCCATCCCAGGGGTCTCCACCAATGGGCGCGTCGAGGTCAGTTACACCCGCAAGAAGTTCCTTCTCCCACTCGGCAAGAGGTTCTTCGTTGTTAGAAGGCGTCAGGCCCCCATCGTCTAGGCTACTCTGAATGACAGAATCTGAAATTGCGCCTGATGAGCCATTGTTATAAGGAGACCACTTTCCATTTGCAGTCTTGTAAAGCACGCTCTTATCGGCAAACTGAACCTGGGCACCCTCTGGAGCCTCAGACGCCTTCTTGCCGTCCCAATAAACCTTGCCGTTGTTGGGCTGAGGCGTCTTGGCTGCAACAGCCTCGGGTGCCTTGGCGTAATCCGGAACATTAGGCTCAGGCTCGGCAGGCTTGGAATTCAGCGTGTACCCAGAAGAAATGCTAACAAGATCACCGATGAAGAAGTCTTCACCCTCTGAGTCGATCCAGTAATCTGGACCATGCTTAGTAAAGGTCCAGCCCTCGTCTGAAACTATAATTGACCCGCTTGGGAGGTTCTGAAGGTCACTTTCAGAAAGAGTCTTGCTGGCCTCAACCGGATCAGACTGCTCCAACTCCACCGGCTCAGGCTCGGGAGCATTCTCCTGGTAGTCAGCAAGGCTCGACTTCAGAAGGTCGATGAACTTCTGCTTGGTGACAGTCTTGTCCTTGTTGAAGCCCACAAGGTCATTGGGGTTC